CGTCCCAGTTCTCAACCTGAATGCCGATGCGTGTGAACACTGTGAACTCCCAGGTGTCCTTCTTTGGCTTGAACTCGCGGTGTGTCACGATCTCTCGCTTCACTCCCCAAATACGGTTATTCGGGAATGTCAGTTCCAGGTATCCCTGTGTGCCTGTGGCAACAGAGTATCCGGCTGCGTTCAAGTCCTCGCGGAAGTACGGGATCTCCTTCACGGGGATTCCGAATGCCAGCGGGTAGGTACCTCCGGCTGCGCCGTCTGGTCCACCAACTGTTCCACGGTACACCTGCTCGACAATCGTCTGCGGAGCCACGCTCAGGTCTGATAGACCGTATAGGTAGTTCTGGACGATGTTCGATCCTGTGTAGAAGCGCAACTGCGAGCGGTTCTGCTTGTACTTACGTGGCAGAGCCTTAAGAGCCTTGTTGTACTGCTCCCTTGTGATCGCGGCTGAAAGCCCCTCGACAACGTGTGCGTTGTTCAGAGCCAGTTTGCGGAATCCGTCGAATGCCTTGTACAGCGGGTCACCGGTCAGGGCAACGTCACCGTTGATCGCTAGATCCTCGATGTCATTTCCTGCCTGCGTCGCCATAAGGCGCGCGACGTGATCCTCAAGATCTGTTCCCTCAATGTTGTCCTCAAGGGACTCTGTTGAGAGTTCCCAGTCGAGACGTAGTTTCCTAGTCGTCAGGGAGATCTTGCTGAAGGTCGGGTCTGCGTTGACACCTGTGTCGGTGGCCTCAGTAGCGAGGCGCACGATCTTGGCACCAACGTTCACAAAATCGATCTCTGTGGTGTCAGCCCTCATACGGACAACACGACCCTCTTTGGCGAGCGCCGTTGCATCCCACATGTAATCGATGAACCGGTTGGACTGCTCTGCGTTAAGCAGACCGCCCGCGCCGGTCGCAACGAGTGTTGTGGTTACTGTCTTCTCAAGAATATCACTCATTATTATTTTTTCACCTGCCTTTTCTGTTTTTAAGTTTTTTAAACACTATGAAATTATAAGTCAGAGGTTATCAACTGAGAAGAAGCGCCCGCCCCAGAGAGACTTGCTCTTGACCATTACCTGCTCATCTGCCACATCGGCAGACTTCTTTACTGCTGTGCTCTTCTCGAAAACTTCCACCTTTTCAGAGACGGACTCTAGGGACTTCTTAACGTCCTCTAAGTCCTCGGAGACAGCAGAAACTTTAGATACTGCGAGAGGAAGAGACTCAAGCGACTTGCCAATGCCCACAAGGACATTGCCCAGCGCCGAAACCTGCTCCTGAAGAGCGGCGAATGCCGCTTCCATGTCGAATGCCGGATCTGCCGGATCTGCTGGGTCGGGTACCTCTACCTCGACCTCAGATGAACTATCAGACGAGTTATCAGTCGAGCCATCAACGATTGTCACATTGATCTCAGACTTCTCATCCTCACTGACGTCCACCTTTGCGAGGTCACCTTCAACGGAGACCTCTGCTTTCTCAACAGACTCAACAACATCCTCAACCGCAGACTCAACAACCTCATCAGCATTAACTGTTTCGGTGTCTGCGACATCGGCCTCGACCTTCTCAATTACAGTTTCTTTAGCCATATCAACACCACCTTTCTTTTCAACCGCTGATTCTGCGGCCAAATATTTTGTCACTAGGTTCATCATGGACTGCGCCTTGCTCTCCGCGCCATGCTCTTCGATCCACCCGATCTCGGTGACAGAGCCACCGCAGATGGAGCAAGCCTTGATATCCGTGCTCACAAAGGCCTTTCGATCTGTCTCGCACCAGAACACCCCCTGGGTCTGCACATCAACGGCAATGCCGGAGGCGACCCCATTGGAGACCTTTAACACGGTGGTGAAATTAGACAGCGGGTTCATCCCGGCATCGACAAGGCTCAACTCATTGAGCCCGTATTCCTTCACGACACGGACGGTCTTCTGCACATCCGGGTCGAACACGTTGTCGGAGTCGATGATCTGCCCACCAATAGAAAATGCGCTCAAAGTCCCGTCAAGAACCTTCTCCCACGTCGGCTGAGCGCCTTTAGACACATAGACCTCGACAAAGATGCCCTCATACATCTTCTCTGTGGCCTGGTCGTAGTACGGCTGCTGCGTGAAGTTCACGACCTTGCCCACGGCGATGGGCTGGTGCATCTCACGCACATTGCCACGGAACCGCTCAAACGCGGAGTACGAGGCCTCGGCGGTGACGATATCAGCGCCATGGTCTAGATTATCCAGGGTGGCGTATCCGTAGACCTTTCTCTGCTCCTCATTGATTTTGAAGAACGGAACGGAAAGCCTCAGGTCGTTGCCATCGGTTAAAAGAAGGGACTTTTGTATTTCCATGTTATTGAAATGATATACCGATTTCATTTACAACGCAACTATGGCGTCGTTCTACCTGCGCCCTGCTCATTTCTACCGGCCCCCGCCGAGTCTGTGGCCCCCGCTGAGCGGGCGGAGTCCCTTGTCCTGCTCTGCCTTCCAGTGGCATTCTGGTCTGCCGCCTGCTGGCCTGTCAACTGGACAACCTCGTCTCCGCCATCCCTCGGCGGCAATCCGCGCTGTATCCTGACCTCATTAGGCGTGAACACCTGCATCCTCAAGTAGCGCTCATCGATCTTGCTCTGGGTGTCCTCATCGGTAAGAGCCAACTCATTGAGCCTGAGCGACAATGCATCTGTCTTCTCTTTGACTATCATGTTAAGTTTGCGTTCAAGGATCCTTTGAAGAGGCCTTGTCACCTGCTCTTTGAATGTCTTGTCTGCGTCCCTGGCCGCCGCAAGCGGAATTCCGGGCGCGATTGACACCTTTGTGATAGGGGTCCTGTGGGCAGAGAGGATCTCATCTCTATTGGAGTCTTTATACCCTGTGAATGATGCCTCCTGGGTGTTGGCCTCCACAGCCTTGAACTCGACATCGATCTTGCGATCCGGGTCATCGGCCTTGATCGGTATGTAAAGCGTCCTGTGCGACTTGCCCTTGAGGCTGGATGAGAAGAACTCATACAACTGCTGCTCGGCGCGGGCCGAGAGCGACGCGCCCTTGACTATAACGACATGGCGTGGCACCGCGTGGTGCTCGAAGTAGTCAAGGTTGTACTGGCTTGAGAACTCATTACCGGCCAGGGCGTTCATAGACGAGATGTAGTCTGGAACACCGTAGTACGTGTTGTTCGGCGTGTAGTTTCTCACGGCGATCAACTCATTAGGCTTTGAATCTGTCCCGAATGGGTTTCGCTGCTCCTTGTCACCAAAGTTCTTGAAGAAGATCGCAAGGTTATCCACCATCTGGACAAAGCCGTCGCGCTCCCGGCGGATCCTGATAGTGGTCGATGGGATATGCCCAAGGTACCCTATCTCGCCGCCATCTGTGCGGCCGACCTCTATATATCCGTTGCCTGTGCTCTCAAAGTCCTTCCAGACCTTGATCAATGTCTCTGTGAACGAGTCCTCCTCGTTGAGGCTCTCAATCCAGTCCTCAAGCCCAACCTTGGTGCGCTCAAGGTTCCGGCGGAGCCTGGCAATAGCCTTGTCGTTTCCCTCTGACGCATCGATCCTGTTGAGCGTGGCTGTGGTGGGCTCAAAGTCATAGCCAAGGGCGACGATATTGTACACCTTGGCGTTGATAGCGGCATTGTTGTGGGCATTCTTCTCATACAGTTTGGCCAGGTAGTTCATATTGTATGGAGGAAGAACAACGTCAAACACATTGTAGGCGCTGAACGATGGGTCTAGCGCCTGCTTCGACTCGGTTCCGGCGATACCGACAAATCTCTTTTCTATCTGCCTGGTGATCCTGCGCTTGGCTGCGGTGTTGACTCCGCGCACCTTCTTTAAATCATCACCTGTGACGTTGAACTGGTCTGCCAGCACAACGGTGTCCGGGCGGTCATCTGCCGGAGAGAGCCCTAGGGCGTCTATCTCATATACGGCGAACTCCTCATCCTCGATGAGAGGTGTTGGCTCAGCCATGCTTCTTCTTCGCCTTTGCTTCATCCCTGAGAGCGCCGATGTCATATGGGTCTGGGGTGTAGCCCTCCATAAGCCTGTGCATCTGGTCTTCCCACTCGCTGTCTGTGATTGGGCGCGTGCCCTCCATAAAGACCGGGCCGCCTCCTTCGATCCTCAATATCTCTTTGACATATCTGGAAATGCTTGCCATTTTTATGAGGTCCCCTCTTGCAGACGGGATATTTAGAACGTTTCCCTCACCGTCTCCGAGGGTTTTACCATCTGGCATCTGCCAGACATAAATGCCCCATTCTATGCCATCATCGACAAAACTTCTCTTGCTTTTAACTGGTTCCATACCGTGAGTATACCATAATCGTGTTTAACACAGACAAATCTGACTACGAGACTGTCAATATCTCCCATGCGGAGAGCGCGCTTGTGATAGAGCCACCAGACCCGCCAGACCCTATGGTGTCGGTGAACTTGTAGTTACCGTGGCCATAGAACCTGCGATACATATTGCTCACAGCGGTGGCGTCAAGTTCCAGCGGGATTATCATTATGTGATTGAGGGACATAGAACTGACCGCCCCGGTGCCACCAGTCGAGCCGAAGTTCAATGTGCCCACCTTGGCTGACGATGACGTCATAATGATAAGCCTTGGGTATGTGAAGTCAACGGTTGTCCCAGATGAGATCTCAGATCCTCCCACATAGCATTTAAAGCCTGAGAATGTCAATGTGTAGCGTCCATTGGAGACGTACGCCGCCGTCAATGTCTCAGATGAGCCATTGAAATTGAACAGCGTCGTGGTCGTTGAGATCGGCTTTATGTAGAATGCGATGGTCTTAAACGAGTACCCGAACACAAGCGTTCCTGGGTCTGCCGTTGTGGTTTCGGTCACCGATGATATTCCGGTATATGAGACCGTTGTCGCGCCGACCGACTCCACCACATGGTTTCCGTTGTAGTCGCTCGTCAGGCCGCTGATAGATACCATGTCCCCTATTTGCAGCGTGTGCGATCCGATTGTGACTGTCCGCGTGTATGTGCTGGACGCCCTGTGCGTGATCGAGTACGTGGCCCCGGCCCTTATCTTAATCGGGCCTGTTCCCCCTGTGACATACAGCCCATTCCAATTTCTATGGAATGTCTGCGGCCTTGTTCTATAGTCTGTGATAAACGACGCATCGCTGACAATCATGCGCTCTTGGGCGGTCGTCATGATAGACTCGTCGGCGGCCTTTGCCAGCGCCCTGATGCGCACCGCGTCAATCCTACTTGTGTCTCCTGCAAACCTGCTACTCATAGACAGCAGTAGGTGCAGCGTCTTATCGCTGATATCTGTACCTGTTGTTATTATCTCGCTAGTGGTAGATGAATCAATATAGTGTCGTGGGCCCTTAGGAAGTCGAATCTTTGGCGACACAATCTTATTTACAGCCTTTGATATTGAGAGAACCTTGTTGAACTCAATGTTTGTCGATCTAAGCAGGTTTCTCGCAGACTGCACGACGAGCAGCCTCTGGGTGAACGCGACCAGTGTGTTGGTCAGCACATTGTACGCTTTGTTTACCGTGAGGGTGTGCCTTTGCGTCAGTACCACCGGGTCTGGGACGTTGAGGTGTGTCCCCTTCTGCACAGCCAGCGTTGTCACGGTTGCGTTGAGTGTCGCGTTTGGAGAGGTGTGGCCATGAATACCCTTTGACACAACGAGGTACTGGGCCGATGTGATGGCCGGTGACTGAGAGGCTATGGCATGGTTGGTGCTGTTGACATATGGCTCAGAGCGCTGCGTCAACGCTATTGGAGATGTGGTCTTGTTTACATGCAGGGCCTTCTGCACCGTAAGCGTTCTGGATGAGTCTATCGAGACGGTTGTGGCCTTGTGCGCGTTGATTCCCTTGCTGACCGCAAGAGGGCCTGTCACAAGCAGTGTGGGAGACCCAGATTTATGCAGGTTTCTCGCTGACAGGTTTATCAGTGTTCCAGGGGCGGTCACCGATAGCGTGACATCAGATCTGTAGATATAAACAGAGTCTAGATCTATAGTGACACCGGATGCGGCGGAGTTGATGTAGACCTCCATGCCGGGATTGAAGTACGTGTATGTGGGGGGCCTGTCAAGCAGGACGTTGGTTGATTTGTGCACATGGCCTGGCTTTTGCACGACCACTGTCGGGCTTCCGCCGTAGTCAGAGACAGAGATGCCGTACTCATCCTGCAGGTAACTGTGCACCACCGAGCGCTCGTTTGCGGTGAGCACACGGGAGTAGACAAGCACCTCAGCCAGATATCCGTGCAGAGGGGCAGAGATATTGCCGGTGATATAACTAGCACCGATGGCTGTCGCCGCTGAGGCGGTGTTTGATGTGCTACCGGATGATCCAAGGCTGACGGCGTTTGCGTCAAGCGCGCCGTTCCTCCATGTCGAGGCCGTGCCGCCTGAGTAGTCCACCGCGATTGTCTCAATATATGCGTTATTTATGGCAACCGATGACGTTCCTCCGACCGGGGTTGTGTATGCCCCGTCAACCCTCTCGACATACGCCTGCTGCAAGGGTGTGTTGTTGTGGCCAAACCACAGGCGTGAGTCAATAGATGTTCCATCGGTTATTCCGATAAAGGCGTCCCAGTTATTTAGGTACAGCAATGGGTCTGTTGTGGGGGTCCGCCATGCCACGAACGTGGTCTGCCCGGTCACATTTCTTAGAAGATCGTTTGGTGTGGTGGTGTAAAGCCCTTGTGTAAGTGCTCTATCAAACTCGACTGCGGGCTTTCCGTTCAACCCGGCGACGCTAGAGCGGTACACAGGCCTGTTAAAGGCCGTGTTGGCGACGGAGACAGAACCTATAGAGTCCGTCCATGAGTCCACGGGGTTGCCGTCGCCGTAGCCGGAGCATGTCGAGGCCTTCCACCTGGCGCTTAGGTTTGCCACATCTGTCGGGACGCCCATTACAGCACCTCCACCGCGTAGATGCGGGTCTTCCATGCTGGAACAGACCCGTTGATGATGATACGTCCATCAGATACACTGTATGAGACCGGTGTGTCCGTCACCCACTCATTCACAGTATATGGGTTGGATGGCTGGGCTATCGACACGGTTCCGGTCCAGGCAGACCCGTTAAGCGACGTGTTTACCAGCGTGACGTTGCTTGCGGACCCG